GCCCTAAGCACTTCCTTACGAAGACCTTCATATCTCTCATTGCAAAGCTTGGCTCTTTTATTGTTTTCTATAAGAGAACTGATCCGCTGGGCTCCAAGTTTAAGTAGTGCTGAATTACAGATCTCTACTGCACTTGTAGCCATGGTATCTCCCTAAAAATTCCCAGCCCCGAGAGGCTGGAAAAATGATGGTTTGGCGGATTAACTATTTCCTGCGAGAAATTTAATCTCTAAATAAGCTGAGGCGATTACAGCGGCCCCAAGGCCAGAAGGATCTTTCAGCACAAGAAAATCCCCTGCTGGTACAACTAGACCGTCCTTGTCGCCGTCGACAACAAGAGCCTCCAGAACTGTGTCAGTAGTAGCGTCATTTTCAACGTGACGACTAACAAGGTCCAAAGAAGCTACTAAAGGGATTCCCCTAATAGAAAGAATCTTCATACCAGATGAAGGATTCTTAAGAACCATGGCCTCCCCAATAACACTTGCAGCGATAGCTGGAGTTGAGTCAATAATAACTCTCATCTTTCCGCCATCAACCTCGTTGTCGAGATTTACTGGAGGAGAAGCGGTAGAGTTTGCATAATTATCTGATTTGTAATCGGGCATTTTAAACCTCACTTTAAATTGTTTAACAAAACTTTGAAGGGGGCTTTTAACCCCCGCTAATTACTAAGGTATCTCTTTTACGAGAAACTCAACGACTTTTTCTTCTTCCATGCGGACTGCACCAATACTCATTTTGGCATAGACCTGAGTAGCGTAAGACTTGTCATCTCTGCGAGAAATCTCTCCAGTGATGTCTTGTCCAGTCGCAAGAAGTAGACCGTCCTGAGCCCAAGCATAACCAACTCGGCTATCAGCAGCAGCGATAGTGTGACCACTAGCTCCTGCATCATACTCACCTGAGTCTTTGTCATAAAGGAAGTCAACAGAAGCTCTCTTCAAGAGTTCAGTTCTGATGAACTTGAATCCCATGAAAGTGTCGATCTGACCATTTACAAGAGCCTTTACAGCGGCATAATCTGAACTTGTGATTTTCTCGTCACCAAGCAAAGACTCAAGCATGTAAGAGTTAACTGCAATATACTTCTGCATACTCTCATCAACGTCTTCTTTATCGAACATCTTCTTGATTCTTCTGAGTTCCAGCACTGTAAGCTGGCCACCAGTTGAAGCTCCAGCGCCCTCTGTAGAAATAGCGGCTGCAACCTTACGAGTAAGAGGAAGAGGTATTGGAGTACCATTTCCTTCTTCACCCGGGATTACTTCGCCACCGAGAGCGTCAAGGATTTTGATGTCCATTGATCTTCCCAATGCCCAAGCGGCTGCTTTAGCGTACTGAGAAGTAGGGTCCATCAACATACGAATTTTATCTTGGTCATCAACTAAATCTGCCCACTCGTAATCGAAAAGATCAACTTTACGTCTAGAGTGTGGAGTATCTAATTGTGGTGTGTCCCCATGCCTAGATGTTCTAAGCTGTGCGGCCACTAGACCAATTCTGTCATAAAAAGCTGTTTTCCCAACTTGTGTTTCGGATCTAACTGCGCCTCTAAGGCGTGATCCTTTTTGCTGGGATAGGTGAAATACATTTGAGCTATACTGCTTTACAAATGCTTCTGTGATTTGAAAGGACATTATTGCCTCCTGTTAGAATTAATATTAACAAAACTCACTTATTGATTTTCGGAGAATTGTCCTAACAGGATTCGCCCTAAGCCGTTGGTGGCCTTGACCGTCTAAATGGAGACACGGGATCGGTATAAACCGATTGCCCCATGTACTTAAGTTAAATTGGTATTGAGTCTGTGTCAACCCTGCATAGAAACATTCATAAGTTTATTCACTTCAGAGACGATTCTTTTATGGTCTGGGTGTGATCCATTCCAATAAGGTCCGTCTTTTTCGCCCATGATTGTATTCAGCTTAGCCTGAGCCTCTTCAGCGGTAGTCCCGATGCTGGAAATAGCAGTTGCTTTAAACGTATCTTCAGTAAGACTATCAGCAACTCTAGCCAGAAACTTGATTAATTTCGGGTTGTTACCTATAACTGGATCACTCTCAACAAGTGCGCTAAAAGATTCATCTGCATCGTCAAACTGCTTTATAACTAATTTAGCGTTGCGTACTGTTGTATTAAATTTATCTCCTTCTGCTACCCTGAACTCCTCAATCTGCCTGTCCATTTCAAGCTCAGCTTTGTCAGAAATTTCTTTGGCTTGGTCAGTAGCAAATTTAACCTGAAAATCAGCTAGCTTCTTGGCCTGACTTGGCAAAAGACCTGCTGCGTGGGCATTATCAAGAAACGATTTAAAGTACTCGTCGTCTACCCCTTCTTCAGGAGTAACCTTATAATCATCTCTGTTCTCAGGGACTCCTAGCTTCTGGAACACTTCTTTCCAAGCCTCATCGCCTGCATCCTTTGATGGGACAACAAACTTATCTGCACCAACTAATTTCTGGGCGTTCACATAAGACTTGATTAAACCGGGGACATCAGTAAATACCTTTAAGCTAGGGTCTCCCTTAATATCATCAGGAAGATCTGTATAGCTATCTAGCCAAGACCCTTCACTAGCATTAGTAGTAGTTTTAGAGGTTGCCTCAGTATTAGTTGTCTCCGCTTCCGAACTCGTATCCGCCATTAAATTCATAATTGCTCTCCTTCTTTCTGTTTTCGCCTATCATCGCCTTAATCTTTCCAGTATCCATCTCTAGAAGATTAATGATCCTGACCACCATTGATCGAGCCCCTTCGTTATGGGCTGACTTATATGGGTTCTCATCGAAGTTGGTCTGAGTGTATCCAGACGCTTTCATAAGATCCCATAAAACTCTTTTTCCGTTTGCTGTTTCAAAGACTGCTTTATAATCACTCACGTTTTGAACTAAAAGATCTCCACTATCCACCTGATTGTCCTAACTTTTGTACTACTCCTGCCTGAGACTCCATGTCATCACGCTCCTGTAGTTGTTGTTGTGCTGCAGTCCTAGCTTCACGTATCGCGTCAACAGCTTCTTGATCTCGAATCATTCTCTGAGGAACGCCAAACATGTGGGCTGAGATCCTTGCTGATTCATCCCCGTCAAAAATGTCCATAATTGTAGGATCAAACTCGACAAGAGGAGCAATAGCTGAAAGAGCCCTTGTAAGATTCTGGCTCTCTGATATTCTCTGTGACTTGGCAATCTGTGAAGAGTACTGAATTTGAAACTCTTTCCCTGACAGTATCTCGGGAGCCTCTTCAAAGTGGCCGCCTCTTCGCATGATGTCGAAAATTCTCTCAACCATTGGACGAAGCAGCTCGAACTGCTGTCGTCCGAGGATTGGGCCAAGCAAGCGCAATTTCTCTTCTGTCCTTTGAATGACCTCAGTAGCAGTCATTTGTGGACCTTCATTTAACTGAAGCTGGTCTACAAAGAAAGCCTCCCTAATTCTTAGGCGTACATCGTTCATCATTTCAAATGAAAGATCTAAACGACCTCCAGTTAATAGAGGTCTAATGTCGTCACCACCACGGTCCACATAATTTAAACCACCCGGAATAGTCTTAATAGGCAGCATAACTCCGTCATTAGGAATCATAAGCGGAGGATCAACGACCTTTTGTGCTGATCTAATAGTCACAAGCATCATAGCGTTGAGCATCTTAATATCAGCTAATGCTTTCATTGCAGGAGATCTACCGTATGTTTCACCGTTGATCTTTACCCATCTAGGTACAACATAAGGAAATGATCTAAATCCTGATTCACTTAGTATCTGCCCTGTCTCTCTCAATACATACGCAGATCCGTACTTAAATTTTATAGGGAGCCCCTCGTTATCGAAGACTAGCCTTGGAAAGACACCATGAACAATTTCAAACTCACGGTCTATGTCTTTCATCATGTCGAAGTTGTGCTCAGCGATCATCTTTTCAATGACCTCTTTACCAAACTCTTCTATTATTTTTTTAACAGGCCATTTAAACGACCTATACATTTCATCGACAATCCCTTTATTATTTTCTGCTATATAACACTGATAAACTGGATGAGAGAGAAAGCGGATTATATTCTCTTTGTCTGCCATGATCTGCATAGGAGCAGTACCCAGAGTTACAAGGTCCATATAAACTTCATGAATCTCTGTCTGGAAGTTTGAATTGTTTAAAGTCAAATGTATTTTATTAACAGCGTCTTGGAACCATTTTCTAACATCATCCCTTTGATCTAGAACTGGATCACCAGAAGTAAATTCAAAGAATAAAGTAGATGGATTGGTCATCATCCCATGTAATGCGGAAGCTAATAGCTCAGTTACATGCACAGCCGTA